TACGAGATCAGTAATGAAAATGATTTTAATATGTTGGACGAATCAATTCGTGGTGCGATCCCGCCTGAAACAGGGCTATTTAAGCAAGTGACCTTGACATTTAACCCGTGGAACGAACACCATTGGCTGAAAAAAAGGTTTTTTGACAATCCGAACGATGAAACCCTTTCAATGACTACAAATTACCTTTGTAATGAGTGGTTGGACGATGCCGATAAAAAACTTTTTGAAACCATGAAAGAGCATAATCCCCGCCGTTATCGTGTTGCAGGGTTAGGTGATTGGGGTATTGTTGAGGGGCTTATCTATGAAAATTGGGAAGAAAAAGTTTTTGATATTGACGAAATACGCAGCCTGCAAAGCGTAAAATCTGCTTTCGGGCTTGACTTTGGATATACAAACGACCCGTCCGCTCTGTTTTGTGGGTTAGTTGACGAAAGCATAAAAACAATATGGGTTTTTGATGAAATCTATAAAAAAGGCATGAGTAATGAAGTTATTGCAGAAGAAATAACGAAAGCCGGATATTCAAAAGAAAGGATTTGTGCTGACAATGCAGAGCCTAAAAGTATTGATCGTCTGTATGATTTGGGTATTAACCGAATACAAAAGTCAAGAAAAGGAAAAGACAGCGTAGACAGCGGGATAGACTACATACAGGATTATCACATCATCATTCACCCCAAATGTGTGAACTTTATAACAGAAATCTCCAATTACACATGGAATATTGACCCCAAAACAGGCAAAAGGTTGAATAAGCCTATTGGAGATTTTAACCACTTAATGGATGCAATGCGGTATGCACTTGAAGATTTTTCAAGAAGTAATGCGTTCAGTTTTGACTGAAAGTAACATATCAGTAACAAAAAGCCTTGAAAACGTTTTGTTTTCGGGCTTTTTGCGTTATTGTGCAATAGAGAGGGGGCAAACAAGATGAAATTCAAGGTAAATGGACTTACATGGACGGTTCAAAGTGTTCAACGTGATAGTGAAAAATTACAGGTAAACGGCAAAGATTGTCTTGGGAGTACTTATTTTCAAGACTTGCAGATTTATATTGATCGCAGCCTTCCCGAAATCCTGTTCAGGCAAACAGTTATTCATGAATTGGTTCATGTGTTTACATTCAGCTTTGGCGTTCATCTTGTATCCAACACGGAAACGGAAGAACCTGTTTGTGATTTTATAGGTGCACATTTGGACGAAATATATTCTATTACGAACAAAATTATGAATTCTTGCTACAGTAAGGGGTGATATGGTGCAGCTTTTTAATAATTTAACCGCTAAAATATCAAATCTTATTATTCAGGGTGCGGGTAAACGAATGTCGGATAAAGAATTCCTTGAACAAGAAATAAGGAAATGGAAAAATAGTCCGCAGCGTATGATGCAGATAAAAGGTCATTTGTATTATAAGGGAGAGCATGATATATTATCTCGCAAAAGAACCGTTATCGGTGCGGACGGCAGCCTTGAAGAAGTTAAAAATCTTCCGAATAACAGAATAATTGAAAATCAATATGGAAAGTTGGTAAGTCAAAAAGCTAATTACCTTTTAGGTCAACCGTTTGCGATTGAGAGCGAAAACAAACAATATGTTGAACTTTTAAAGAAAATTTTCAATAAAAAGTTTATGAAAACATTGAAAAATGCGGGTAAAGCTTCTTTGAATGGCGGTGTCGCGTGGTTGTACCCATATTACACCGAAAATGGGGAACTTTCGTTCAGAACGTTTCCCGGATATGAGGTTCTTCCTTTTTGGAAAGACAGCGAACACACTGTTCTTGATTTGGCTGTACGTGTTTATTTGGTTTTAGGATATGAAGGTACACAACAGGTTGAAATTGAAAAGGTTGAAGTATACGATTTGAACGGCGTTCACCATTATGTTTTGGACGATGGAAGGCTGATTCCTGATGTTAGTGAGAATGAGGAAGAAAATTTTCCGTATGTTCAGGTCTTAGATTCACAGGGCAACATTTTTTCTATGAACTGGACGAAAATTCCGTTGATACCCTTAAAGTATAACGAAACCGAAACCCCGCTTTTGAAACGTGTAAAAAGCCTTCAAGACGGTATCAATGTAATGCTTTCCGATTTTGAAAACAATATGCAGGAAGATACCCGCAACACTATCCTTGTACTGAAAAACTATGACGGTACAAATTTGGGCGAATTTCGGCGTAACCTTGCAACATATGGTGCTGTTAAGGTTCGCTATGACGGTGAAACCAAAGGCGGGGTTGAAACCCTTGAAATACAGGTAAATGCCGAAAACTACAAGGTTATTTTGGAGATATTCAAGAAAGCTATAATCGAAAACGGCATGGGTTACGATGCAAAAGACGATAGGCTTTCAGGCAATCCAAATCAAATGAATATTCAATCAATGTATTCTGACATTGATTTAGATGCAAATGATATGGAAACCGAACTTCAAGCGGCATTTGAAGAAATTCTTTGGTTTGTCAACGCACATTTTGCAAATACAGGTCAGGGCGACTTTGAGGATGAAAAAGTTACCATTATCTTCAATCGGGATATTCTTATAAACGAAAGTGAAGCAATTGCAAACTGTTCTGCTTCCGTTGGTATTCTTTCCGATGAAACAATTGTGGGTCAGCACCCGTGGGTCGATGATCCGCAGCTTGAAATGAACCGTTTGAAAAAACAAAAAGAGGATGAACAAGCTGAATTTGAACGTCGGCAGGAATATAACCCTTTTAAACAGCAGGATTCGGACGGTGGCGTAAATGAAGAATAGTCAATATTGGCAGCTTAGATTTACACAGCTTGAACAGGCACAAAATAAAATGGCTGCTGAATCTTCAAAAGAAATTGAACAGCAGTATAAACAGGCACAAAAGGAAATTGAAGCTAAAATTAACACATGGTATCAGCGTTTCGCCAAAAATAACGGTATTACAATGGCAGAAGCCCGCCAATTCCTGAAAAATGCCGACTTGACAGAATTCAAGTGGGACGTTCAGGATTATATAAAATACGGTCAGGATAATGCTTTAATGGGCGGTTGGACGAAGGAACTTGAAAATGCTTCCGCAAAATTTCACATTTCACGTCTTGAAGCCTTGAAAATCCAAACACAGCAGAGCATTGAAGCTATGTTCACCAAACAGCTTGGAATTGTTTCCGCAACAATGCAAAACGTGTATGAAAGCGGATATTTTCATACTGCTTATGAACTGCAAAAGGGCTTTGGTGTTGGTTGGGATATTGCAGGGTTAAATCAATCGGCTATCGAAAAGGTTATCAGTAAACCGTGGACGGTTGACGGTAAAAATTTTTCCGAAAGAATTTGGGGAAATAAGCAGAGGTTAATTTCAGAAATTCACAGTGATTTAACGCAAAATATAATGCTTGGTGCTGACCCGCAGAAAGCGATCAACAGCATAGCTAAAAAAATGAACATTTCCAAAACAAACGCCGGGAAGCTTGTAATGACGGAAGAAGCTTATTTCAGCTCGGCAGCCCAAAAGGATTGCTTTGAGGAATTGGATGTTGAAGAATATGAAATTGTTGCAACGTTAGATTCTCATACGTCTGAAATATGCCGTAACCTTGACGGGCAGCATTTTCCAATGAAAGATTTTCAACCAGGGGTAACAGCCCCGCCTTTTCATGTTTGGTGCAGAACTACTACAGCCCCATATTTCAATGAAAATTTTGGGAGCATTGGAGAACGTGCCGCCCGTGATGAAGAAACGGGGAAAACATATTACATACCTGACGATATGAATTACAAAGAATGGAAAAAGACATTTGTTGACGGCGGCGACAAATTAGGGTTTGATATATTTGACGATGGTTCAACGCTTCATTACAAGAAGCATATTGAACCGACCCCTGAACCCCCGCCAAAGAAAGAATACCTTACAAAGAAAAAGCTGCAAGCCAAAATTGCGCTTGCAGACGTTCAGCTTGAAGGTTTGGAAAAACAATTTCAAGACCAAACAGGCGGTGTAATTTCTTACGAGGATTTCAAGAAAGATTATAGCGGTGATTATTCTGCTATATCTTATGATGCAAAGGAAGAAGCCGCTTTAAAATCCCTTGTGGAGCAAATGGAAGCCGTTGAAGCCCAAAAAGCGGAATGGCAAGCCAAACTTGATGAAAAATTGAAGGCTGAACAGAAAAAAGTCCTTGTAAAACAGCAACTTGACCTTGAAGCACAAAAAGCTGCAATTCAGCAGCAACTTGACGATTTTGAAGTAAAAACCTATTCCGATATTTGGAAAGAGGATAAGACAACAGCCGATTGGGGAAGTCTGAACATTGAGGGCAAAAAGCAGTATTACGAAAGTAAGTTCATTACTGAAACTGACCCCGATTTGCTACAGAAATACAAAGACCTCTATAAACAGCTTGAAGAACTTGATACAGAGGGTGGCAACTACTACAATATTCAACAGCAGTTGAAGAAGATTGAAACGGAAATTTCCAAAGTTCAATCGGATTTGACAAACCTTGAAAAAGGTGTTATAGTAAAAGATAATACCTTAGAAGCTTTTACGCAGGAGCGCAAAGATGCTGCCTACTGGTTTACTGATAAAAATGGTGGTGTTCGTGGTGCTGATAGTGTATTACGTTCTAAAGCTGGTGAAGTTTGGCGCAATGCAACTGAATTTGAAAAGGATTCAATTTATAATTATACTTCAAGTTTTCACAAATTTAATGAGCCGTTGAGGGGCATTGAATATGGAACAGAAAAATTTCTTGGTGTTGGTAATGTGGATTTGGATCAGATTGGAGTTAAAACTCATGGTTGGGAGCAGGGTGCAATACGTAAGGAAATTGATGCTGTTACAAGTATCATTGAAAAAAGTTCATATGATTTTGATATATGGGTTCAGCGTGGGTGCGGTTTTAAAGGAATGGATAAGTTCTTGAATATAGATATGTATGAACTTATGAATGCAACGGAGGCAGAACTTCAAAAGTTAATAAATACAACTCCAATTGAATACGCTTTTATGAGTACGGGGGTTGCAAAGGGTAAGGGGTTAAATGTTACTGGTGAAGGCATTACTTTCAATATATACGCTCCAAAAGGGACAAAAATGATGTATATTGAACCCATTTCAGCTTTTGGTAATGGTGTTGGTAGAAGTTGGGATGGTGTTTCTCAACAAAACTATTTTGGAAATGAAGCTGAAATGCTCTTTCAACGTGGTACAAGTTTTGTAATAACTAAAGTTGAAAAAAAAGGTAACAGGCTATATATTGATATGGATGTTACAGGGCAAATTACACAACCATAGAAAGGATGTGACTAAATGGATGAAAAACCTACACTTGAAGAACGATATGCAGACGATATTTTGACAAACAATGAAGCCTTAAATCATTTTTCACAGTGTAAAGATTGTATTTTTAGGGATAAGACATTTGGAAATGATTGCGGTTATAACAAATGTGTATGTCGTATTTATGGAAGAATGACAGCTTCAAGGGCAATTTATCAAGGTAAACCTATTTTCCCATACACCCCAATTGAATATGAAGATAAACCGCACCATGTCTATGAAAATACCGAACCTTGCGAATTTTACGAAAAAGAAAAGCAAAAGAAAGAAGGTGTAGGCAAGTGAAGAAAATATGTCCAAAGTGCCGAAAAGAATATATCGAATTGGAAAATTATTGCACAAAGTGCGGTTTGGAGTTGGAGAAAGCTCCTAATCGCTGTTCTGCTAACAAAAACCACCTTGTGTGAGAAACGTAATTATCATGATGATGATAATTATTGCGCTTATTGCGGTTCTCTTACAACATATGCTTTAGAACGACAGAAAGAGCATGAATAACGTAAAACCACTTTTGAATTATGTTCAAAGGTGGTTTTTTCATGCCAATTTTTAGAAAGGAATGGTGATCCGCTTATCTCCCAACTATGGGTTAAATAGTAATTTGCCCTTTTAGTATTGCGGGCGGTAAAGAACAAGACTTTTCACAGGCGGCGATACCGCCGTAAAAAATCAAAGAAAGGAATTGTGTATTATGAAATTGAAAGAACAACTTGTAGGAATGGGTTTAACGGGGGAACTGGCGCAGAAGGTGATTGATGAGGTGATAGACGGAAATTATATTCCGAAATCCCGCTTCAACGAAGTCAACGAGGAAAACAAAACCTTGAAGCAGTCTGTTTCTGATCGTGATAAACAGCTTGAGGATTTGAAAAAATCCAGCGGCGATAATGCGGAACTGAAAAAACAGATTGAAGATTTACAGCAGCAGAATGCCGATCAGAAAAAAGCCCATGATGCGGAAATGGTACAGTTGAAGTTGGATAACGCTATTGAAACCGCCTTGACAGCAGCGGGGGCAAAAAATGCAAAGGCAGTTAGAAGTTTGCTTAACGCTTCCAACCTTAAACTTGCTGCTGACGGTTCTGTTGATGGACTGAAAGAACAGCTTGAAGCGGTTCAGAAATCCGACCCGTATATGTTCAATGAAGTTCAGCAGACCGTTTTTAAAGGGTTTCAACCGGGTGCTTCTGCTGATAATACCCCCGGAACAAAGGTTGATTTTTCAAAAATGACATATTCGGAAATGGTCGCGTATGCGGCGGCTAATCCGGGTGTGAAAATTGAGTAAGAAAGGAAAAGTGAAACACAATGGGAAAATTTGATTCAAAAAGCTTTAACCCACAGGCGTTCGGACATTACGTTAATCGAATCCCTAACGTAACAAAAACCGAACTCGCAAAATCAGGTGCGGTAGGTACAAATGAACAGGCGAAAAACGCGCTTTCAAGTCAGACCGGTTCGCTTTATGCACGCATCCCCTATTTTGGAAGAATTAACGGTTCTACATCACAGAACAATGACGGGGCAACAGATATCACTTCCACCAACACCACAACCTATGAACAGGGCTTTGTGGTTGCTTCCCGTATGGATTCATGGACTGAACGCAGTTTCAGCAAGAATATTACGGCGGGTGTTGATTTCATGGACAATGTTGCGGTACAAGTAGGCGATTACAAGCAGGAAGTACGTCAGGCTATGCTGCTTGCAATCCTAAAAGGTGTATTCGGTATGAAAACAACCGGAAGTGATGTTGCGGCAAAGGCGGCTAAGGAATTCATAGAAAAGCACACTTTTGATATTACCGGTAATTCCGGTGATGATGCGCTTGTGGGTGCGGCAACGCTTAATAAGGCTATTCAGAGAGCTTGCGGCGATAACAAAAATATTTTCAAGTTAGCAATAATGCACAGTGAGGTTGCAACCCACCTTGAAAATATGAAGTTGTTGAAATACATGACTTATACCGACAAAGACGGCATTGAAAGAGAACTTGCTCTTGCATCGTGGAACGGCAGAACCGTCCTTATTGACGATGGAATGCCGACAGAAGATGTTGCCGCAAGCGGTGAAGGTTCAGCGACTATCAAATACACCACTTATATTTTGGGAAGCGGTGCGATTGTTCTTGATGATATTGGGGATTCAGTTCCCTATGAAATGAGCCGTGACCCCAAAACTAATGGCGGTCAGGATACTCTGTATGTGCGTGACCGTTATATTTGCGGTGTGGACGGTATCAGTTTTGAGAAGCCCGCTTCTCTTACGGCTTCCGCTTCAAACGATGATCTTTCCACAGGTGCGAACTGGAATATTATCAATGACGGCAGCAAGGCGATTCCGCATAAGTCCATTGCAATTGCACGTATTATTTCTAACGGTTAATCAAAAAGGCGGTGAATTCCATGCTGGAGCAGGTAAAAGAACGGCTGCAATCATTTGGGTATGATCTTAAAGAAAACGATGAAGCAATTTTAATTTTCTGCATTCAGAAGGTTGAAAATACAATCAAAAATGATTGCAATGCTTCTTCTATACCAGACGGATTGGTGAACATCGCCGTTGATATGGTTGTCGGGGAGTTTTTGACAGCGAAGAAAACCTTTGCGCCAAATGATATTACAGGGCTTGATTTAGATTTTGCGGTAAAGCAGATACAAACAGGTGATACAAACACAGTATTTGCAACCGGTGAAGGAAGTTTAACCGCTGAACAGCGGTTAAACAACTTTTTGAATTATCTTCTGACTTATGGGCGGGACGAATTTTCTTGTTATAGGAAAATCAGATGGTAAAATCCGTTGAAACTGCACGAAAAGCAGCGAGAAAAGCAATTGAAAGCACATATGAGGGTGTTTGTACAGTTGTTGAACGCCTTAGTGCAAGAGACGAAAAAACCAAAATATCCCGTCAAAATGAAGAAATAATTATCGAAAATCAACCCTGTAAATTATCGTTTGAAAAGTTGAATGCCGCTGTACAGAGCGAAACGGCAGCGGAAATTTCACAAGGTACAAAGCTTTTCGTTGCTCCGGAAATTCAAATTAAAGAAGGTTCAAAAATAATCGTCACACAAGACGGGGTGACAAGCGAATATTCTGCAAGCGGAAAACCCGCCGTTTATTTCTCACATCAAGAAATTATTCTTGAACTGTTCAGGGGGTGGGCTTAATGGGTAAAACGGGCAAATTCTCTATGGGGGAGTTGAAAAAACTTCAAAAGCAGTTGAACGCTTTGACAGAGAAAGACACTAATGATTTTGTTGAAGCGTGTGCAAAAGAACTTGCCGCACGTTTACTTGCTAAAGTTATTAAGCGTACACCAGTTGGTGATTACCCAAAAAGTTCAGGAAAAAAAGGCGGTACGCTAAGACGTGGTTGGACTGCCAAAACCCATGAAAAAGCGGCAAACGGAAATAAAGTATCAGCAAGTCAGTATGCAAATTCGCTAAAAATCAATCATGTTGGCAACATGCTTGTGATTGAAATTATAAACCCTGTTGAATATGCTTCATATGTTGAACACGGACATAGAACCACAAATCATGAAGGTTGGGTAAAAGGACAATTTATGCTGACAATTTCAGAACAGGAAATTCAAGAAATTGCACCGAAAGTCCTTGAAGCAAAAATCAAAAAATTCTTTGAGGGGTGTATGAAATGATAAATTCAATAATTGAAGCTATCAGCATTTCCTTAAATGAGGAATTTGGAGATGATTATACCAACTATACGGAAGAAATAAATCAGGGTTTGGAAGAACCATGCTTTTTTATTTCATGTCTTAATCCAACGCAAAGACTTTTCTTTGGAAAACGGTATTTCCGTGAAAATCAGTTTTGTATTCAGTATTTCTCGTTTGATAAAATGCGTGAAAAAGAAGAATGCAACGATGTTGCAGAAAGGCTTTTCAGCTGTCTTGAATATATAACTGTTACTGGTGATTTGGTTCGTGGTACAAAAATGAAGTATGAATTTGCAGACGGTATTTTGAATTTTTTTGTAAACTATGATATGTTTGTTTACAAAAAGACAGATTCCCCGGACGTTATGGAAAAACTTTCAAAAAATGTTTCTACGAAAGGATAAGGTGATCTTATGGCATCAAAAAATGAAGATAAGCTTCCAACTGAAAAAGCTGAGAGTCTGTTTTCAAAAGAACAGTTGCTTGCGGCGGAACGCTTTCAGAGGAAAAGGGATGTTATAAATGCAACCCTTGAACCTGATAAAAAATACACAATCAAGACGGTTGAACAAATGATTGAAAAATATATGAAAGGATTGGTGAAGTAATATGGCTTTAGGTGGTGGAAGTTTTGTTACTCAAAACAAAGAATTGCCGGGCGCATATATCAATTTTATTTCGGCAGCTTCCGCGAACGCGGCTCTTTCCGAAAGAGGTATTGCTACAATGCCCCTTGAATTGGATTGGGGTGTTGAAGGTGAAGTTTTCAAAGTAACCAATGAGGAGTTCCGTGAAAATAGTTCTGAAATTTTCGGTTATGAGTACGGACACAAAAAATTAAAGGGACTGCGGGATTTGTTCCTTAACACAAAGGTTTTGTATGCGTACAGGCTTAACGGCAATGGGGTAAAGGCAAGTAATGCTTATGCGACAGCTTTATACAGCGGCATTCGTGGAAATGATTTAAAGATAATCATTCAGCAGAACGCCGACGATGAAAGTCTGTTTGACGTTAAAACTATACTCGGCACAAAGACCGTGGACGAACAAACTGTATCCGAAATGAAAAATTTGACTGAAAACAAGTACGTTTCTTGGAAACCCGATGCAACGCTTGAACTGACAGCTGCAACTCCGTTACAGGGCGGCACAAATGCGGATATTACCGGTACTGCATATCAGGAATACATTGATAAAATCGAATCTTACACCTATAATACAATGGGTGTCATGGTTACTGATAAAACCACTAAAGAACTGTTTACTTCCTTCTTGAAGCGTATGCGTGAGGAAATCGGTGCTAAATTTCAGTTGGTTCTTTATAATCATACGGCTGATTATTACGGCGTTATCAATGTAAAAAATAAAGTCACCGATACAGACTGCAATGAAGCAAGCCTTGTATATTGGGTGACGGGTGCATCTGCCGGCTGTGAGGTAAATAAAAGCAATCAGAATAAAAAATATGATGGTGAATTCTCTGTTGACGTCGATTACACACAGATTGAATTGAAAAAATCAATAAAGTCCGGTGAATTCATGTTCCATAAGGTGAATTCTGATATTCGGGTACTTGAAGATATTAACTCCATGACTACTGTTTCCGATACAGTAGGGGACATTTTCAAGGAAAACCAAACAATTCGTGTTATCGACCAAATTGCTAACGATATTGCAGTTTTGTTCAATACAAAATATCTCGGTGTTGTACCCAATGATGCGGCGGGTAGAGTTTCTCTTTGGTCTGACATTGTTCAGCATCATGAGCAGTTGCAGGAAATCAGGGCAATTGAAAACTTCTCAGATTCCGATGTAACTGTTGAGCAGGGCAATACAAAGAAATCTGTTGTAGTTACTGATTTTATAACGGTTGTAAACGCTATGAGCAAGCTTTATATGACCGTTACAGTATCATAATTAAGGGGTGATTTTAATGCAAAACGTTACTATGAGAGGTAAAGATGCGCTGTGTGCAGAATTGGCAGAGTGTTTTGTGACTATCGGAACACGTCGCTACAATTTCATGCAGGCTATAAAGCTTGAAGCCAAATTTGAAAAGACTAAAACAGAAGTTCCCATTTTGGGACAAACGGGTAAGGGAAATAAAGCTACCGGATGGAAGGGTACGGGTTCGGCAACGTTTCACTATAATACGTCAATTTTCCGTGAAATGATGCTCCACTACAAGGACACCGGAGAGGACATTTATTTTGAAATGCAAATTTCAAACGAAGACCCGACTTCAACAGTAGGACGGCAGACAATTATTTTAATTGACTGCAATGTTGACGGTGGCATTTTGTCAAAATTTGATGCTGACGGTGAGTATCTTGATGAAGAAATGGATTTCACCTTTGAAGATTTCAAAATGCCTGAAACGTTCAAGTTCTTGGAAGGCTTTCTTACTAACTAACAATGAAACCCCTTGTATAAGCTTATATACGGCTCATATAAGGGGTTTTAAATTAACTTGATATAATTAGAAAGGAAAATGCTAAATGTCTAAATTTGCTCAGTTTATGAAGGTAAATAAGGTTACAAAAGAAAATGGACTTCATCCCGTTACAAAATCCCTTTGCGATGAAAACGGCAATCCTCTTGAATGGGAGTTCAGGCACATTACATCCAAAGAGAACGAAACAATTAGTGAAAGCTGCACGAAATAAGTTCCTGTTACGGGCAAGCCAAATATGTACCGCCCTAAAATCAATTCGAGCTTGTATATCCGGAAGATGATTACAGCTTCC